GACCATGATGAGCCTTATTTTCAGTTAGATAATAATCCAGTTTACAAATTACGTTGTCGTCTCTTTGATTACAGTTCTGAAATCTTGGATACAGATATTTCTGACGTTGATGCGATTGAAGATAGTCTATCAGTTGATACCCTTGCGTTGCAGTTTACAATGGAACAAGACTCCGCTTCAATTGATGCACTATTCTTAGAGGATGAGATTGGTAGAGTTGTTCATGAAAATGTCGATGATACAGATGGTGATGAGATAGTTGCCCTAGAAACTAGCGATATGACAACATCTGCCGGTGTCCTATTGGCAGAGACAGGAGAGTTCTTGCTACAGGAAGACTATATAGTGGGTGATGGAAGCACATCTGATGATGGTAATAAGGATACTTCAGCGCAGAATGAATTGTTTGAAGATGCTGATGATTCTGTGCTAGACTTTTCAGAGTCAAATCCATTTGGAGATGTAGGGAGTAGTTCATAATGTTAGGTCAACAGTTTTATCACGAAACAATACGAAAGATAATCGTTGCTTTTGGAACGACATTTAATAACGTCCAGTTAGTTCGTAAAGACAACTCTGGTAATATTACTCAGTCAATGAAAGTTCCTCTGGCTTATGGACCAAAAGAAAAGTTTTTAGTTCGTCTTAGGGCTGATGCTGATTTGTCAAGTAAGGTGGCCATAACACTACCACGAATAGGTTTTGAGATTCAAAATCTTGCTTATGATGGCACTAGAAAATTGAGCAGAGTTCAAAAGTTCAAGAAAGTTAATACAGGAAACAATACAAGAACACTTGATACTCAATTTATGCCTGTGCCATATAATTTAGATATTGTCTTATATGTTTTGGCAAAACAATCAGATGACGCACTACAGATTGTAGAACAAATTCTTCCATTCTTTCAACCAGATTACACTATCACGGTTAATGACATGGCAGATATGGGTATCAAACGAGATGTTCCCATTATCTTAAATAGTATTAGTTATGAGGATAATTATGAGGGAGATTTTGATCAAAGAAGAGCATTGATATACACGATGAACTTTACATGCAAGTTCTATCTGTATGGTCCTGTCACCTCTAGTAATATCATCAGAACTGTTCAAGCTGACCAGTTTGCTGATTTACCAGATAAATCTCCAAAGAGAGAACAGAGACTTACAGTTACACCTGACCCAGTTACCGCTGATGCTGACGATGATTTTGGATTTAATGAAACAACATCATTCTTTACGGATGCAAAAACATTTAACCCAGTGACAGGTGAAGATGAGTAAAGAAATAGATAAAGCACTTGGTGTGGTAGAAAATTTTCCATTTAAAACCCCTGCACAAGAGTTAGTAGATTCTGGCCAGTGTCCAGTAAAAAAACCCATAGGTGAAATTGTGGGCCAACAAGATTTTGGCGACCTAAATGATGCGGAGAAAGATTATGAATACCAGCGACAAAACTTCTACAATTTGGTCGAAAGAGGAACGGATGCAGTGGAAGGCATTCTGGAACTCGCCAAAGAATCGGACCATCCACGAGCATACGAGGTTGCCGGAAACCTCATCAAACAGGTGGCTGAAGTCACTGAAAAACTTGGTGACCTTCAAGAAAAAATGAGGAAGCTAAAAGATGTGCCAAGTAACGCACCTAAAAATGTGACAAATGCATTGTTTGTGGGTAGCACCGCTGAATTGCAGAAGATGTTGAAGGAAAAGTGATTTGTATGATACATGGTGCAAAACAAAACATAATTGCATAAATCATGATGAAATTTTGGCATATGCTAAACAAGCAGAGTGGCCGAAGTGGGAAAAAAGACCATCAAGCACTATTAGATACGTCAATTTTCCAGTGCATCTTTTAGAAGATTCCCTTTCAAAAAATTTACAAGATATATGTTCTAAAATGTCATTAATGAGAATGGAAGGTAATTCTATTTTTAGAGAACACATAGATACTAGTAGAAAATGTGGGTTTAATTTATGTTTGCATGATGGTGATTTTCATACGATTATTTTATATCCCGATGTAATGTTTGAAAATAAATTTGAAAATAAAAATGACCCTTCATCACAATGGCAATTTATTGAAAATATCGGTGTGACATTTGATAAAGTAGAGAACGAGCCGGGAGATTTTTATTTGGTTAACACCTCTATGAAACATGCAGTGATTAATTTTTCTCAACTACCAAGATACAGTGGTTTTTTTGATCTGAAATATGATATATCATATGAAGACATGAAAGAGTTATTATGATGTTAAAGGTGACGGAAAAATGTCCAGAAAAAAATTATTCACAATAGTACATCCATACTCTAATCCTAATAAAGATTTTTCCATAACAATAAATCATCCTGTATGGATAACTGATGATAGACTTGTGCCTAAAAGAGAATCCAAAAGGGTTCTTCTTGAGATGATAGACACACATTCAAAATTAATTTTAGCATACAGTGGTGGCACAGATAGTTCGTTCGCTTTATGTTGTATTAGAGATTTAATAAATGAAAAAAAGATAAAACCAGACACTATAGAAATAGTTCAAGGTGTTTTTACTGCCGATGGCATACCTTTAACAATGGATAGAAATAGAGCCACGAGATTTGCGAGAAAGTTAGGATTTGAACCTAGAATTTATGAATTTGATGTAAATGAAAGGTGGTTAGAAGCACAAAACTTTTATTATGATTTTTGTTTAAGTGGTTATGCTGCAATTACTGATATTTTTCAAACTCTTTGGGCAAGTGACCAAGATGGTCATGTTATAAGAACTTCTGGTACATCAAATGCTATTTGGTTTGGATTAAATTATAATAAGGATGGTTTTAGAATGCCCACTATTAATGTGTTATGGGATTTGCCTAATAATCAAGTCAATCTATCCACTTGGGATAATAAAATTTTTTCATCATTTATAACTCCATATAGACTATTTGCGCCCAGTATAGACCAAAGTCCATTTGAAGAAGCAGAGAAGTATGAGTCAACCTCGCCAACAAACTCAAAATTTAACAGAGATGGAATGGCTTTGCTAGAGAAATATTTGGATAAATGGATGACATATCTTCAGTGCTACCCAGAGATGGCAGAAATACTGGGAAAATTTTTAACTATAGATTGGTCAGTTTGGAATCATCATTCAAAAAAACGTGCGGGGTTTAAACGTATGAAAGATTTTTGGGATTTCCAAAAAAAATCTGAATATAGATTTGCAGAAGTTAAATTTTCTGATGGTAGACCTTTAACAAAAAAAGATTTGATGAATTATGACCAATACTCCTAAAGTTATGTATTATAATCCTAACACTTTTAGACACTACAGTGAGGGACTGAAACTTGCCAGTAAACTTATTAGAAGTCCCATATATGTAGATAGGTCTGGAAAAAATAATATATTAAATGTTGGATATGATAAAATACCAAACGAGAGAGTATCAATATCATTTTATGATGCTTGCATAAATCGTGCAGAGGAACTTTGGAATGAAGTTGGAGATAAACCAATCACTTTGTTTTGGAGTGGTGGTATGGATAGCACTGTTGCATTATTTAGTTTTCTTGAAACAAAACCAAAAAATCAAAGTCTTATAATAAGATTTACAAAACATGCAATAGAGGAATATCCTTGGTTATATGATAAGATGTGTGGTTGGAATCATGATGCGATTTCTCTTAATCAAGTTAGTGAGTATGATTTGTTCAGATGTTTTGACGATGATTCAACGATGTTTGTTCATGGAAACAACATTGATTGTTTATTTGGCAGTTCTGTCACACGATATAGACCGGAAGCAGTGGACGAACATTGGACTTCCATACAAGATTGGAATATTATCTGGAATGTTGCTGAAGATGATAAAGCCTCTAAAGATTTATCTATCAACAAAGACAAAGAAAAAAGAAACCATGTCATGGAGTTTTTGAATGAGCATGTAAAAAATTCTCCATATGAAGTTGAAACCGTATTTGATTTATATTGGTGGTTGAATTTTTCTTTGAAATGGCATTGGTTAGTATATTGTTATCCAACAAATTATTTAAATTCACCAAATTTAAAATCTCAAAATGACTTTGCAAATGGAAAAGATTTACAGGTTTGGTCTATAATGAATAAAGACAAAAAACACAAAGGGACTTGGCTAAGTTACAAGTATGAATTAAAAGATTTCATATATAAGTTTACTAAAGATGCCGATTATAGGGATAATAAAGTAAAAATTAAATCTTTAGTCCCATTAAATAATATTAATGCATATCCACATATAAGAACTAAAAATGGCGGTGATAAATTAAAGCTTGTCCTTGATGATGGTAGACATTGGTATAACAAAGAAAAAATACCAAATCAGATATTAAATGATTTAATACTTGATTGGCTATAAATTATTGGTATATATACTGATATGAAAGTTAAATATTTTACACCAGATATTTTTGAGTTAGATAATTTAATGAGTGACCCTCCGATAATAAGAGCGGGGCAATTAGTTCAAGCGTATATGCCTGTGGATAGAACTGGTCATTCCAACCCATTTCACATGTCGTATAATCCCATTCCAAAGTTCAAAAATTTTAATAAGTCTTGGGAAGAGTGTTGTATGGAAGCAGCAAGAGACTTATGGAAATTGGGAAAACCCATAGAATTATTTTGGAGCGGGGGTATTGATAGCAGTGGAGTCCTAATTGCTTTAGTAGAAACTAAGTCTGATTCAGATGTGTTGAATATTCGATACACCCAAGATTCTATTGATGAGTTTCCCCTAATGTGGGAAAAAATGGTGAA